GGTTGGGAAATTCAAATAGATAGTGTTGATGACATATTTGACCTATTTGGGAAATCTGGAAAATATCCTGCTAAAGTACAAGAAACAGTTTCCAAAGAGAAATTGGTTGATGAAGGAGAGGTTGAATTAGGTGTTCAAAGGCATGGTTATCATGAATATATTCTAAAAGGTGAGAAATTTGACACAAAACTTCATGTACGAGTTGTTCCTTTAAAGGACCAAAAACAGTGGATAGCGTTTTCTAGTTTTGTAAAGGAACCTGTTGAACCGTCCACAGATGACGGAATATGGGATATTCGAGAAGATGATAACAAGGATTTGTCCTTCGATACGCTCGATTAGGTTTTCTTTTATATACTAATTCGGAGATGTTGATTCATGGCGAGCGCATCGCTTCAATCAATTACAACAGTTAGGCCAAATATTGGGCATGATTTTGAAATTTTAAAGTCGGATTCATTATATATTGGAGGATATGCTTCTATTGAATTAGTAGATAAGCAAAACGATTTAATCACATTAGAAGCATTAAATGATGCTGTTAAAAAATTTATGCAAGCACCCAAATATAGAAACGTTATGAATAATCATTCTAATGTTCAAGTTGGTGAAGTAGTAAAGGAATATAGAGACAAAACAGGAAGATTATGGAAAACTGATGTTGATGATGTTGGTTTTTTTGTAGTAATTAAATTAAGAGATGATATTGAAAAGGCTAGAGAAGTTAGTCGAGATATTCGTAAAGGAGTTCTTCGTTCTTTTAGTATAGGTGGTCAAGCACTAGAAAAAAGAAAGAAGGATAATAAAGAATTAGGTCAATATAATGAGATTAGTAAACTAGAATTACACGAAGTAACTATTTGTGAAAAAGGTATTAATCCCGAAGCAAAATTTGATATTCTAAAACAAGACAAAGGTGAAACTATGAGCGAAGTAACTAAAGCACTAGAAGAACTTAACAGTCTCCTAAAAGAAATTAAAGGAGAAGATGTTGCCAAAGCACCAAATCCGAAAGCGGTTGACGGTGATATGGAAATGACAGAAAATTTACCGGAAGGTGAAGAAAAAATGACAGGTGAATATTTAGACACTGAAGAATCTGATGTTGAAGCCGCCGATGAAGAAGATATTGAAATGGCAGCAAGTATGGATGAAGAAAAAGGAATGGGCCACGATAAAGAAATGGCAGATTACGAAAAAGAAATGACCGCTGAAAAGGCAAAAACCTCATATACCCATGAAGGGCAATTAGAGGATGAAGCCGGATTAGTTGTTATTGAAGGTGGAGAACCTCGTTCAAAACACGGCCAACGTGGAGAAATGGGAATTCCTGCTGGAACTGAGACAAAAAAATCTCTTTACTCTGGTGATACTCCAACTCTTGATTTGAGTAATGAAAATCTAGAAAAGGCTTACGCTGAATTTAAGGCAGAACAAATGGAAAAGATGGCTTATGATGATATTAAGGCTTCTTTCCAAAAGAGATTCGATGCTGAAGTTGCAGCAAAAGCAGATT